ATTACAGCTTGTGTATAGAATACAAAGTCGAACCATTTACTGATATCATCTTTGCTACTACCATCTATGTATGGTATTACTTTATTACCATCGTCCATAGTCTGTACTTTAGAGTGACAGTTACATATAACTACACCAGGAATCTTACTTATAAAGTCTAAAGCTCCGTCTAGCTTATTCTTAAGCTGACCCCAGCCTTGCAACTTCATTTTGCCATCTTTATCAGACAGCTGTCTCATATACTTCTTTGATAGCTCTGAGAATGTATCCAAGATTAAAGCATCCACCTGAGTACCATTTCGTAGTACTACTTCTGTACGCTTTTCATCTATTTCAAGATCGCCTAGTTTGATCTTCTCAGTTATAACTTTCTGTTGGTACAATTTACTGATAGTATCCTGGAATTGATCCCAAGTACCAGGTTGTAACACTGGAAAGCCAAACTGTTTATGGATATGTTCTTTAGAGCCGAGAGTTTGAGACCCATGTTCTAGGTCGAACATTAGAGTTTTCATGCGCATTCTCTCCTTTATTGTTAAGATTAACAAGGGACTGAAATAGCCCCCTATTAATCGTTTATGGATTGACATCCTACGTGTAAATATACACATAGTAGTGTCTAACCGCAAAGCTTTTTCTGCCTTCCGGTTATATTTTCTGTATCATCATAGTTGGAAAGTGGAAGCTGAAGTCACCATTAAAAGGTGAGTTTGTTATAAACTTGCGTACAGCATTAGCTATAAAACTACCACTCATATTTGCGCAGTAACTTGTAGCTTTAGCATTGCATGGTTCTTCATCTCCTTCTGCATCTGAGTACCACACCTTTTGATACTTCTTAAGCGTTGGTTTACTTATAAAGTATTGTTGATAGTGTTCAGCACCCATCCTTCCATCTATGATGCATTCTGGTTTTGTAGTAGGGTTAGAGCATATAGTTGTGACCGCCTCCAATCGCGATCCCATGGAATCAAACCCAATGATTACTATATCCTTCTGATCTTGAAAGTAGAACTCATCAAATTCTCCTGTATGTTCATCTACTATACAGTTAGGTTCAATGCTAAGCAAGTGCCCCTTTAATGCTTGCGTTTTATATTTATCAATATCGCTTTGTGTATACTGTGATACACCAATATTGACATCTTCTACTTTGTCACGATCATACAGATGAAAGCTCATAGCCCCCATTCTAACCAGTTGTGTTGCTGCGGAACTCCCAATAGCTCCGCAGCCAAGTATATGGAATGTATATTGACCAGTCCCTTCAAAGAGACCTTCTGATCTAGCTGTAATACTCATTAATACACCATTCCTTCGTACATATCATCATCCCACCAGTCATCAAGAGGATCATCATTATAACTTCCATATATATTCATACCAGAGGTTTTATACTCTACAAACTTATATGGAAATAAGTGTAATAACTTTTCCTTTTGATTTTCAGGAAGTAATCTTACCTGATATAAAGAATCTTCTTTCTTAAGTTCCTCATTCAGCTTTTCTATACCTTCCTTGTATAAAGGATAGCTAATAGTACCAGCTATAAGATCAGTATTAAGCTCATCTACATCCTCTATTACTTCATTGACATGTTTAGGCTTTTTTGTTAGCATAGCCTCACCTAAAGGAAGTCTTCTTTGATTATCATATTCTGGCCAACCATCAGCATAGGTAGTAGACTTTTTCATACTACCATTGTACATATGTGTTGGTCTAGTATATGTAAAAGGTTTCTCTTTAGTACAAAGAGCTTCTACTTCTTTCTTTATAGCTTTGGTTACTTTAGTTTTGCCATAAATAGTAAGCTCTTCATCTGAATGTACTTCAAATGGCTCCCATACAGAAACCCTAAATTTGTATTCTTCCTTCAGATTTACTACCAAAGCAAAAGAAAAGTCCCCTTCATTAAACTCATCTATAGCTTTTAGGTCAGTAGAAGACCAGAAAGCCTTCATAGTGTGATGACTATGCCACCAGCAAAATCTATACTCTTCATCACCCATTATTTTAGCTGTCTTAGTATAATAGTTAGCTAATGCATCCTTATCTAATACTGTGTTACCTGTCGATATTTCCTGTTTTAGAATGACTGGTTTCTTTATCTCCCAATCACCATCTTTGTCTTTAACAACAACAGACATACCACCTATCTCGCTCTTTTCAGTTTCATAAGCGTGTTCAGAGTAGCCTATTATCTTATTCCATGCATTATTTTGTATATAAAACATTTCATCTCCTTTAGTTAATCGTTTTTTTGTTCTTTATTTTCCCTTACCATTTCATATAAAGCATTCTCTATAAATGCCTGTACAATCTTCTGTACTAAGTCATCTGGAATATGTAAAGATAAAGAACCATCACCTTCTTCTTCGCACTCTATTTTATGGCATGTTCTATAATGTTCATCACACCACCACATATTGTTTCTTCGGCTTGTGGCAATTTCTCTACAACCAATATTAACACAGTAAACCATTATATGTTCATCTTTAGCCCTATCTTGGGCTTCATCTTGGGCTTGTATCGTTTTGTTGGTGTCAACAATACGTTCATCTTCTACCATTTTGTCAACGTCAGCAATTGCGCCTAATAGCTTACGACCATCATGAAAGTGTTCCTCACACCACCATGCATTCTTAATTCGGGCAACAGCAAGTTGCCCACAATCCATTTTAGCACAGTAAGGTTTTACAAATCTATCTTGGGCACCTTCTTCTTCGCACTTATGGTCTAATTGTGGGATACAATCAAGTGGCTTATCCCAAGCATTTGTCATATCCTTATAATCAGGATAATTAAAATCTCTAACTGATGTTACAGTACCCCTTCTCTCGCAATAATCACACTTACCATTCCAGTATGTAACTGGAAATTCGTGTGGAGTACCAAGTTTTGTCCCACAATCTCCACATATATCACAAGTTTCTATTTGTGGCTCATTTGCTTTCTTTTTGTGGCTCATTTCTTACTCACTTTCTTTAATGAGCAATATTCTGTATCGAAATCCTCTATTGCTACTACATACCCACATTCGTGGGTAAGTTCTGACACTATTGTCTCTAATCTGTCTATTCTACTTGACAGTTTCTTGACGTGTTCTTTGGTTGTTTTATTACTTCCTGCTTCCCATAAATGGTATCTTCTTCCAAACATTCTCATAGCATCTCCTTTTTATTAAATTCCCACATAAAATCTTCAGGTTCGTTTTCAGTGATGTTCTTTTTGATAAAGTCAAGACAAGCATCCGTGCTTTCAAATCTTAAAACCTCTCCATCGTCATCCAACAAATATTCATTACCATTGAGGCTTACTCCCTCTATTGGTCTGCCTATACAATATTCTTTCATTTTATTTCTCCTTTATTTCTTGTTTTATCCATCATTCATCTCCTTTCAACGCTAAAATCAGCATTTTTACAGAGCCAACTGTTTTGTACGAATATGTACTTGGCACAAATTCAATATCTACCTCTACTTCAGTTCCACCGACATAAGAATATAATTCAACTCCATTGATAGTTAATTCGTACCTATTAACTGTGTCAAAAGATTTCCTAAACCCAAACTCCTTCAATGTTTCATCTGTGAGGAGTCTATCTTCATCGTCTATATCAACTCCAAATGTTGTACCCATTCTTTCTCTTTTATTGGTTTGCAATATGCTTTTTTTCCTGTTGTATCACAGCGACTTAAATAACCTCTTTTAAACATAAGGATTTTACTTTCTTTTAGCCTCATATCTCTTACAAATATATTATTACAATGTGGGCAAAGGAATTTCATTCTTTCTCCTTTAACTCTATAATTGAAGTATTTAAACTATTAATAGCCTCTTTCAATGTATCTGATAAAAGCCCTTTTCCATTCCAGACTACAATAACTGTACCTGATTCAAGTTCTTCTATTTTCTTCACCATTCTTTCTCCAATCTTAACTGTAAGGCAATAATATATGTACCCATAGCCCTTATCTGTATCTCCAAAAGATGCTTTTCTCTTGTTGGTAGAGTTGCATATTCTCCTGAATCAAGAAATGCTGAAAGTTTAGAATATTTTTCTTGCATATCTTCAAGTTCAATGTTTAGTTTTTCTATGTTTTTCATTATTCTTTCTCCTTTGTTATTGTGGGTAGAGATGGATTTGCACCAACGAACTCCTAAGAGGACAGTTTTACAGACTGTCTGCTTTAGCTAACTTGCATATCTACCCATAAATTTCATTCTTTCTCCTTTAATAATGCTTTGATTGGCTCAATATATTCATTCTGCTGATGGGAGTATTCCCAAGGTTCTAAGATATTAATCATCCATAAACCAATCCATATTGCTAATCTTTGCCTTAATGTGAACATTTTAATTTCTACTTTCATTCTTTCTCCTTTATTGTTTCTTTCTTTTTGGAAAAATCTCCCACAGATCTTGTAAAACTTGATTTATGGCATTTTCTGTTATTTCGTAACTGCTATAAATATCACAGTAATTTTTTATAACTGCTATTTCAAACAGTTGGTTTTTAAGATTTCTTGTCATTCTCTTTCTCCTTGAATTTTAGGGCAAATGAAGTTAATTCTCCTTCAAGTTTTGTACTGTCTGTCGTAACAAGACAATCACTCTGCCCCAATTCTTCTAACCAAAGTTTTACAAGTTTTGCTTTTGGAAAATGGTCATGTCCAGTATTCTTTTTAGATAGTTCATAATAGTATCCATCTTCAATATATACTCTATATTCATTTCTATAATCTTTTATGTGTTTAATACTTGCAACATTTATATAACTGTTATGTGTTGTTTGAATAATCATTTTCTTTCTCCTTATAAACTGTCGTTAATTACTATTAGTTTTTAGCAAGGATGTGGTCTGTCACCCCCACATCTCTCGTTTATGTAACGAGGTTCTTTCATCAACTTACATTAGTAAGTGAGCATTTGTTATAGGCATGAAGCCATTTAAACAAGTGGACATTTGAAGTAATCCTTGCTATCACTTGCTATTGGTACAAAGTACCGACCTGTGCAATTACAATTCCGTCTATAGCCACATCACCCACCTGTTAATGCCTTATACTCGTAAGCATAAGCACCCTAACATACGTCTTGGTGGACGCAGTGTTGTCACTGTATAGACGGAATTGTCAACTCTAGAAGGTTGATATTGGCATTTGTCAACCCTGATCAAATCCGCCAAATATATCTGTCATTCCCTTTGGCAGTTCGGTTTTCTGATTATAACAATCAGTACAGGTGGCATAGAATGGTTTAATCCTGCCTTTGTTTAGTTCTAGTACCACTTTATCACATTTAATACACTTTATTTTTCTCATTCTAAATATAGTAAGTTATCATTTTTGTTAATTTATTGTTGCGGGCACAGGAGTCGAACCTGCTATCTCCAGGATATGAACCTGGCGGTGATTATCCGTTTCACTCGCCCGCTAAACCTTCTTGTTCGCTCTTGGTACAAGAATAGACCATAGGAAGGGGGAGAGCTAACTAGGCCGTCCCATGCCAACTTAAGTAGCACCTAGCGTAAGCGCCCTCCCCAATTCTAAAGATTCTGTGTACCACCTCCCATTTGTGTGGCCCACCTTAATACTCTTTGTTCATGAGTCAAATCATCATCATCTTCAACTTCATTACGAGGAAGGTTATCCCCAGATCCTACTGTATCTTGAAATCCTTCATCAAGTGTGAAACCTCGAAGAACATCTGCTGTAGTTCTTGTAGGAAATACATCATCTACAGAAGAAGGAGGATTGTCTGAAACTTCTTCTCCCCTTTCCTCTATGCGTGCTTCCTGTCTATTTTTAGCACCATTAAGTGAAACTCCGTCTAATGTATCAAGTATGAATTTCCTAGTAATGTTATACTTTTTGATATTCTCAAATATCCTTTTGTGTACCAGTTCAAGGTTCATAGCATTGTGATATCTACCCATAGTATGAATGATAAACTGAGTAGTCTCCAAAACATCAAAGTCATCATTATCTCCATATTTTTCATACTCAGATGCAAATGCTAAGTCTGCCAATCTTTGCCATAAATAGAGATTATAAGTCTTATCTACTGTCCGGTAAAATTGAAACTGCTTCATATCTTCTATATAAACCTCTGGATATCTATTAACTTCAACTCCTTCTGCAGCCTGTCTTATATCACCAATTGTCTCAAACAAAGTAGAAAATTCAAGATTGTTACCAAGTATAGCTTCTGTTTCTGGTAACATCTCATCATCTCCATATATCTGTTTCATAACATCATAAGCATAGCAATCATCCTGAAATGTACATTCAACACAAGGAAAGTCTTCTATTTTAACATGATTAATATATTGTACTTGCCTTTCTTCTTGCACTGTACGTGGATAAGAGTTTCTACTTCTAGATGAAGTTTGACTATAGCCTGCTAATGCATTATGTAAATATTGTAGAAATTTACAATCACCAACACTATTTAAGTTACCACAAGTATAATAATTATCATTATCACTTGGTTGTATGTTACTAACATGTTCATTATTTCCCATACTTTTTAACATCCTAAAGTTGGCTAAAGGATTAGTTTGAGGTATATAATAAGTATATAACCATGTCTTAATGTGTGTAATATGAGCTGATAGCTGCATATTTAACAAAGTACTAGACAGTTCACCACTCATGTTACCTCTACATATATGTTGGAAATGAAAGTCATCTATACCATCTAGTTCCATTTTATACTTATCATGAGTTTCACCTATATATGGATGTCTATTTAGAAGCATGTTATCAAAGAATAAACAACCAATAGCAAAGCTTAATCCATTTCTATTAGCTATAACATCACCATCTCTTTTCCATAGATTGGCTAATAAAGTGAATAAATGAACACCTGTATATACCATAAGTACATTGTTTGTAGGTATAAGGTCTTCTTTCACTTTAGTACTTCCTTCATCATCAAAACATATCTGTTGTACAAACATTGTCTCATTGGTAAAAATTGTTTTAAAGATAAGCATAAAGTTAACAGAGGTAGGACTATCTACATCTACTACATTAAGATAGCCTGAAGAACCATTACCATTATACCCTCTTGAGTTAGTAGTTCTAGTCATACCTGCAACGTATGGCTCTATAGTAACATCAGGATAAAGCTTATTAATAGTTGCAATTTCTTTATCTATGCGTTCTAACAGTTTACCATACTCCTCTTCTAGGTCTTCAGTATTATCTTGCCAACCTATACCAAGTGTTTTGATATTTCTTATCTGCATCTCTAGTTCAAGAGTTTGTTGTTTAAAGTGACGATATCTCCATTGAAACCTGCCTATCCTATCAAAAATAGAATGTAAACCCCTGGGTTTCATATCCCAACGTAAGACATTCCTACCATAAGCTTTCTTTATATCATTATAAGCACCAGGTTTAAAGTTAAACTGTCTATTTAACTGTAAATTAGTACCATAAGTATTGTTATAACTTTCTAGTGATCGTAATAGATCTCCTTGTGGACCTATATGGATATTGTCTACTAACTGTTTTAAGTCAACTACAAAATCTTTTAAGGGAACCATGTGTCCTTCTAAGTCTTTCATGTTCATAGTTTTATCTCCAATGATAGACATAGGGGATGATGACAATTCTTTTAGCTTGCATTGCGAAGTTTCTCAAGAGCATTGACCACTCATCCCCATGTCTGGTTATTTATGTACCCTAACTTTTAGGATATTACCTACACTATTGGTTCAAGTGTAATGGTAAAGCGTACCTTAAAGTTAAGTGTTTCTAATCCACCTGTTTTGTTGCTGCTAACTGCTGCTACAATGTCACCATCTTGCAGTTCATAGTTATCAGTAACTCCACGTCCATTGACAGCTACGGTTGCATTTGCAGCTATATCTAGCTCTTCTCGCAATGCACCTACATTAGCGCTGTTGACTTCTCGTTCGGGGAATCCACCCCCACTAAGTACTTTAATATTAGGCATTTATGCCTCCTTTGTTATTGTTTCATTGTCACGTAACTTTTTCCATTCAGCCTTTGGTACATACTCGGCTTCATGCTTTTCTACTACCTTCCTAGCATCTTCATCCCTTACCCGTAAAAGTGTACCTATGGGTACTTGTTTCCAATGCTGAGAATTCTTTGTTAATGTTTTGATAGTCTTCATTGCTATCCTCCAGTTATTGTACTCTCCATACTCGTATTCTTCGAGGTTTACTTGCAGGTCCAGCTTCTGTTCTTATAGAAATCTTAATATTGCGATCTTTAGCTTCTGCATATAAAGTTGAAGAACATCGAGGACTATAATCAGGCATGTTACCATTAATCACAAAACTATCGCCTATATCCAGAGTACTTAGAAATGCATACTTAAGACCTTTATCGTATCTTAAACGAGGTCGAGGTACATTCTTTTCTATTGTTATTACATTTGTTGACATTGCTGTCTCCTTCTTCTTTGGTTATTGTTATTAGTATTAGTAAGATAGCCTGCCGTACTAATTTAATAATAAAGCAGGCATCTCTCTTTTGTGAGAAGTGGTCAACTACTCGCTATCCACACTCGGATAATTACAATCAAGGACCTTGTGGCTAGCATCTCCCAGACCATCACCATCGACATCTCTGTACCAAGTGATCATGCCTTGTCCATCGCATTGTCCACAAATGTCCCATTCATTAGAGTAGCAGTTATCGTCTATGTCATCAGAGTTTCTGACCCATTGACTAGCTACTATGATACTCCCTTGTAGGTTGGTAGTATATTCACTACCCTTCCACCAGAATGTATGACCTTCACCATGAGCTCGGTATTGTATCTCAAAAGCATCTTCGAATGACATATCATCGAGATTGAGTTCAACATATGTCCATTCTGCATCTTTAGGGTACTTATAACCTTCTAAGGTATTAGGTGTTACAACAGTGTTGGTTATCTTCGGAGTAGTTTCTCCTCCCCCTTCAGCACTATCACACCCGATCACTAGTATCATTATTGCTATCACAATGATTCTCATCTTTTTTTCCCTCCAGTATTTGTTTTATTAGTTTAACTTGTTTCTTTAACCTAGCCATCTCTCTAAACATCTCTCTTTCAAGATGTGGTGGAGTAGACAGCTCTTCTATTAACCTATGTTTATTTCTCATACATTTACTGCCTTCATATGAAATTTCTTCATAAATGCATCACCTTCAGTCTTAGGCATATCCTTTATAGTGGCTTCGATTTCAGTAAAGTTATCAATCAAGCCCTGTAAATATAATCTATGGTCTTCATGATGTTTCTTCTTTAAAGACTCTGCATCATTCTCATCTAGTGAAAATGATATAGCCTGTGTTATCATAGCAGGTTGAGAGGCTTCCTCTAATAGTGCAACTTGCATAGCTTCCATTAGTTTAGCAAGTACAGGATTAGTTTTTTCCATCTCTTCTATTAACTCTTTTATTATATTTAGATGCCTAACGAAAGCATTGTGAAACATTAGTAGTGTTGAGAACCACATTTCCCACGGTAAAGTCTTATGACTTATCTCATCCATGTTATTATCCTTTATATTATTTTGTAAAAGTTTGGAAAGCCTAAGTAGATTTCGAAACCATTGCCAGTTTTGTCGCCATCTCCAAAGGCCCACCACATGTTTAGCCCAAAACACCAAATTCTAATCTGAGTACCTAGGTCTCGGTCTCTTATAAAACCGTCTATCCCCAGGATTACACGTCTCTTGAAAATCAAATACATTATGCTTTATCCCTTTCATGTCTAAAAGCGCTATTACTTTTGCTTCTAGGTTTAACAGTTGTTGTAATGTGCTCATGACCACTCTCCTTTAGTTTAGCTTGTCTATCTCTAAATTTTCTAACTCTAACAGCACTAGGGTTCTTTGATGGTTTTCTCTCCTTTACTAGACCCCAATCAGGGTGAAGAGCAGCTTTACCACCTAGCTGTATTATTCTTTTTCTTGTAGCACTTAGTAGTTTATCACCTACTACCACATTATTTTCAGTGATCTTACCAATGCCAAGCTTTAAGAATTTTTTTAACTGACTTCTATACCAGGCAATTAGCATGCCTTTGGTAGATAGTACATAGTTATTATATTGCATTATAACCTCCATAACCATTTATATGTTATTTCTACGATTTCTATTACCCAAAGGAGTAGGTATAATATCAAGGAGAACTTGAAACCATACCATACTGCTTTCATTGGGGTTACTTCTTTTATATCCACATTATTGCTCTACTTACTGACAATATAAATAAGCATATAATAGAACTTACTATTATCATTAGGAAGAATAATGGGATAAAACCTATTGGTGCTCTCTCTTCTTCAGAGAACAACCATTCATACAGTCTGTCTATCATTTAGACCTCCTTAAAGTTCTGAAGTATCATGTATGATTCTAAATTTAGTTTGATATTTCATTATTACTTTTTGTTGTTCTTCGATAGTATTTAATTGAGTATTTATCATTTTACTCAAAACTTTGACCTTATCTTTTAATTCTTTTACTTCATTGGTCATTATAGCCTCTATTTTAGTGTGAATTTAGTGAGAGAGTCGTCAATATCTATTCCTATCGTCGCCACACTTTAGGTATTTCACGCAGTGACTACTGTTTCAGACCTTGTTGCTTACGCTCATGCCAGTTGCCTTTCTCCTATGACTGAACCATTGTTAAATGGCATAGAATTACGCCTCATATATTAACTAGTAATATAAGTGTTGGGCTCGTCTCCAACAACCGAGGGCTTTAATAGCTTGACCCTTCCTTTACTCTCTCAAATTATTGCTAGCTCCCCTGATCAGAGTTCCCCGGTACTACATACCTAGGGTATAACTATAGATATATAGTCATACATCGCTAGCAAATATAAATATGTATTGGCTCGATGTTATTATCCATCTCTGGGCTCCTGCATGGTGCCAATAGTTTAACCACGACTGACATATTATCGGGAATATGCAACCACAGGATTATAAGCAGTTTACCGCGCATATGTAGTTTCTCACCTACAATCATTGCTAACGTGGGACGAACCCTTCCTCTAACTTACTTAGGAGGCGCGAAATACAAGCTTAGTTTTCTCCAGACAGAGCTACTGTCAACTAACAAAGGGTGCTTATTTAATTTAGTGGAGGGTGAGTAATGGGCTCAATCCCTCCTTGCTACATATCAGTTAGAATCCAGTGTGACTTATCTTACGATAGTTGACCACTTATGGATAGTAACTATTAACCATATTGTATGGTTATAAAATTTTGACAAGCTTTAACGTACTTGTCGTGTGCCATAGGAGGTCTTACACGGTCTCCACTACTTGTCGGTGGGAGACTAAACCCAAGCCTTGTAACTTCATCCTCTCTTACAAGAGTTTACATTACACAGGTATTTGGCAAAGTTATGACAGCTCACCACTATATCTAGTTACCTGTATAACCAGAAAGGGCTTCTTTGCATTTTTACATTTCAGTCCCATAATCGACTTTGATAACCTATAGTTTAGTGTCTTTAGGAGACAGTTGGACCATAAGCAGCCCAATTCTTAACTCATGTGGTCATACTGAGAGTCGAACTCAGTCAATGTATAAGGATGCTCCAAGAAGGATGGGTTGTCCCTTATATCCGAGTGTAGTACCATAATGACCATGTAGCAATGCTGGCACATTACTGTTGATATCAATTAATTCCATACCTAATGAGCCTAAACTCAAAGAGGATGATGTCTTGTTCTACTTCATATCTGTATTTTAGACCACATATTTCAGTGTTAAGAAGTTATCCCGTGAACCACAGGGGTAAATATTTAATCAGGTCTGACTTGAACCAGACAGTAAGCTGCTACCATATTTTACTTAGGTAGTTACCTTTCGGGTCTAATAGCTGATTGTATTGCTTCCCTTAGTCAACGTTCCTACTACAATAGGATTGTTTCACCGGTCTAAGATACTTGTAGGTAACTTAGCGCAATCTATAGTTTAGTGTCTTTAGGAAGACAAATCTTGAGCCTTTTTGCCTCCATGCTCAGGAGGACTGTCTGTGGTATGTCTTATATATATCTCACATACCAGCAGAACAAAGTGTAACAGTAAAAGGGTAAGAAACTACCCTTAGAAGAATATGCCATCAAGGCCCTCCGCCTCATCTGCAGCATCCCTGATACGCTGGATATCAGAGGTGACTTTCTTCGTAATCAGCTTCCACTGTTTACGTTGGCATTTCGCTACGATTCGGTTGAGGTTCTTCTTGGCGACTAACAACTTCTTACGCTTGAGAGAGAACTTAATCTCAGTCAGTGCATCTGTTGCATAATCTAACACCTCTTCTAATACATCACTGGCTGCCCTTTCATCAATAAGGTCTTCAGAATATATTGTCATGTTTCTATCTCCATTTAATTATAGGGAAAACTAACTAGAAAAAATAAAACTAAAAATAACGTAAAAACGATAGTGAAAAACCCTTTATAAGGGTACCCTATAGTAGGAAACACCAAGCAAACAAATGCTATAATTTTGAAAGCTTTTGCCTTTTGTGACAGAAATCACTTGACATATACGTATATAAGTCGTATATTTACATACACTTAGGAGATACCATGAATAGATTTATGACAGCTATTGTATCAGGTATTGCTGGTATAACACTAGCAAGTCTCCTCCTATCTACCCCCCAGACTAACGATAAAGAGATAAACATTTGGAACAAAGTTTCCACCGATGAGGCTAATCCAGGAGCAGTTATCACACTGGATATGAGTAGGGGATATTCATATTGTCAGAATGGGTATATTTTTCTCGTTATAAAGGAGGTAGGTAAGGAGGATAACATTATATTGGCCTTTCCTGATGGAGGTTATTGGGAATCCCCAGTACAAGATCCCTTCTTAGAAGCTTTAGAGCTGGAGTTCAATAGCTTGGAAGAGTATCTAAGGAATAAACAAGGTCAAAGTATAGAGAAGGACTATTAATGGACTATATAGCGCTATATTACAATAAGTGCCTGGAAAATAAGCTACTTAAGGATGAAATAGATGTATTAGAGAAGATAGTACGAACGTCACTACCAATATTAGAAAGAGATGACCAAGAATGAAAAATGGTCTATGATGAGATGGTTAAACCTCTTTGTTGGGTTATGGGGCTTATATTATTATATGGATGGGGGTTCGCTATTCCTTTTAGTGATATCTATCCTGAACATAGGAGTGTGGGCAATGACACGGGGAAAGTCGTTCTCTTCATTCTTTACGTAGTAATAAGCGAATATGGAAAAAAGCTTGATCGTAACTATAAATGTCCCGTATATTGCGATGTAGACCATAAGCATATATTTTGGGGAAAAGATGAAAAGAAAGATGAAAAAGAAACTTACATACAACCAGTTAGCAGACTATATCCAACAGTTAGAGCTGCAAGTAGATAACCAACAGAGGGCTATTTACGATGTATCTTCATTGCTGCAGGAGTATGTAACAATGCGTAAAGATGTAGGTAAATTGCAGAAACACCTGCAAAAGCGTTTAGGATCTACTTCCCAGATTCCGACTCGCTGGTCGGTATTTCTTAAGTACTGTAAAACCAGCTACTTAGAACTGAAAAAAAAACTTGCATCATATCTATAAGACCTAGTAAACTACTACTAGTAACTATGCTTAATATAAAGGAGGTTGCATGAAGGTTTATAACTTAACTATTGTTTTTGATGATAACACAGACGAGGTAGAGTATATCGAAGAGAGTGTTGATGTGATTCAAAAGGAGGTTGATTACTTTCAAGCTATAGCAGATGACAAATATGAAGTATCAACAACTTTAGATATATTAAGACAGGTTAAAGACAAGGCTAAAGCCTAAAGAACTTTATTCGACTCGCCTATCGACGAGCCGAGTAATTAATTTTAATCACAGTTATTACCTCGACTGTTAAGCGACTCACGAAGTGAGGAGTAAGGAGAGGTTATAACAAAGGGATATGAGAGAGTATAAAGTAAATGGACTTGCCCATCGTGTTTACGATGAGGATGACGAGCTACCTAGCGGCCTGGTAGTCCAAGAAAACTGGAGAAAGGCTGTAATTGGAGATTGGGTTAGAGCAGATGATAACTGCATAATTCAGATACTTCGAAAGGGTGAAATGCTTACTCGGAATAAGGTCAGAGAGTACGTCGGAACTTGCACGGGAACATTCCCTGTCAGGAAGAGCGTAACAATGGACACGAGTAGGCGAGATCACATCTACTCATTTGGCGGTAAGAATCCACAAGAGACTCTCTTGGATCGGACCACAAATAGTAAGCACGAAACCCTATTTATTCAGTATATGGTAGCAGGCCTACCAATGACGGAGGCCTATATGAAAGCATTCCCAACAGGGCAATCTGGCTATGCTACAGAGCGAGCCACTCAGCTTATGAAATTAGAGAGAATAAGGAGTCAAGTGAAGGAAGAACTAAAGCCAGTATTAGAGAAATTAGGCATAGATGACGAGTCTGTATTAAAAGATATACAGTACACATCTAAGAATGCTGAAAAGGAAGATGTGCGCCTGAGGGCGCTTTTTAAACTTAGTGATATATTAGATCTGGAAGATAAAACTTCAACAAAGGTAACCACTGTTACTGGGGCATTATTCCAAGGTTTTACTCCAGATAAATTAGAAGAGGCAGAAAGACCACAGCTAAAGGAAGGAGATAAAGATGCCTGATAGTAAGGATAATATGACGCCCATGAAAGGGAAAAGTTTTACAGAGAGATTGACTCTAGACCACAATCTGCCTAGTGCTCTTGCATCCAATGTTGGAAGAGCTATAAGAAATGGCACGGATCCTACTAATACCGCTAAAGGTATGCTTGAAGATCTTAGGGTTGCAGCCGGTTTCGATCTGGGTGATGGTTATGGTGTAGAACTTGAAGGTAAAAACTTTCACAAGTCTAAAGATGGTAACTATAATATTAAATTTACAAAAGATTTTTAAATAGGAGATAAAATAATGCCGATAACAGTAAGCAAGACCGATGATAAAGCTTTTGATGCAATGATGAATAGCTCTCAAACAACAGGTAATCTATACACAGAGTCTTTTTACAATACTAAAGCCACCAGAGATGAGCAGGCCTCTATGGATAGAAAGGCACAAGCATATCTAAAAAGAATGTATCAAGATGATAAGAATGCTGGATTATTTGAAAAGCTTAATTATGACCAGTATATAGGGTCTTTATCACAATCATTCTTCAGGGAGAGGCTGGACTACCCCAAAGACAATGATCCGAGTTATTTTGAGGAGTTTGGAGCTTTCTTTAATGAAAATTATGAAGGTGACTTTGATCAGTTTAGGGATAGTGCTATGAAGTATAGTGATCAAGAAAAGTAAATGGCGAATATTAATGATAATGCTTTTGCTATGATGCAGCATGCTACAGCTGATAAGACGGCTGTAGATCTATTGGGAGATAAAGCAGAAGTAACTAGAGAGGATGTTCATAATATGCTCATGGTGGCTGGCTTTACTCCTGCCATTGGTAATGTAGCTGATGCAGCAGATGCTCTATTGTATGCTGCTGAAGGGGAGTTTGGAGAAGCTGCATTATCCGGAGCTTCAGCTATCCCTATTATCGGACAGTTTGTTGCTGGTAAAAGAGCCTTAAAAGCTGCTAAAGAGGCTGGTGAAGAAATGGTTACAGTGTATAGAGGAGTGCCTACATGGTGGAAAGGTAAGATGGTAAAAGATGGTAAATTTATAGGTGGAGGAAAAAGTGGTAAACATAGTTTTTGGACAACTGATTCTAAGAAATATGCAGCATCTTATGCTAATAGATTAAGTAAAGCTCCAGAATATAGCCATTTAAGGGATTATGTTTTAAAGGGAGAAAAATCTAGACCTAGTATATTAGAATTTGAAATGCCATCTTCTTGGGCTAAAAATAACTTAAGAACTGCCCCTGTTAAACAAGGAGGAGGTTTGACATATATATTTGATGAAGGAATCCCTAAAGAATTTTTAACTAAGGTACACAAGTAGTGGAGGGTGAATGGAATAAGCATAAACCTAGAGCAAAAGGTTACTGAGGATATGTATATGGATTTAAAGTATGGCAAACATTAATACTAGAAATGTATCACAAGCAGAAGAAGAGCTCAAACTTGCAAAGGAAGACATTATTGCTTTTGGTAAGCTATTTCTTCCTGATGATTTTATGCGGTCAGAGACACCTTTTTTCCACTATCAAGTAGCCGATGTTGTTAATGATCTTAATATTAAGCAACTTGCCGTCATACTGCCTAGGGGCCATGGAAAAACCGTATTGACTAAATGTAGTATTATGCATGATTTTTGCTTTGCTTCTGATCCATTATTTTATGGATGGGTAGCAGCGTCTAGCAAGATATCAGTTCCTAATTTAGACTATATAAAATATCACTTGGAATATAATGATAAAGTGCGGTATTATTTCGGTGATCTAAAAGGGAGAAAATGGACAGAAGATGATATCGAACTTAAAAATGGGACTAAGCTTATCAGTAAATCTAACCTTTCAGGTATACGAGGTGGTGCGAAATTACATAAGAGGTACGACCTTATTGTATTGGATGATTTTGAAGACGAGAATAATACCGTTACACCGGAGTCTAGGGCTAAAATTAATAACCTTGTTACGGCTGTTGTATTCCCTGCCCTTGAACCTGGGACTGGCCGCCTTCGCATTAATGGCACTCCCGTTCATTATGATAGCTTCATTAATAATATCTTGGTTAACTATAGTAGATCTAAAGCGGAAGGGAAAGACTTTAGCTGGAAAGTAGTAACACATAAGGCTATACAGGATGATGGTACTCCCCTGTGGCCAAGTTGGTTTGGTCACAAGGAAATGGAGAGAAAAAAGAAATTTTATGCTGATTCTGGAGCTCCTCAGAAGTTCTATCAAGAGTATATGATGGAAGTTCAAAGCGCAGAAGATGCAATATTTACTAGAAATCATATTAAGTATTGGGAGGGAAGTTTTGTACATGATAAAGAAACTGGGGTGTCTTTTCTGCATACCGCTGAGGGTGATGTTAAGCCTCTTAACGTTTTTACGGGTGTTGATCCCGCTACAGATTCTACTCGTAGGGATAGCGACTTCAGCGTTTTACTTACTGTTGGTGTTGATCCAGATAACAATGTGTATGTTTTGGACTATATTCGCAAGCGTAGCCTCGCTGTTCTCGGTATACCCGGAGATGGCAAGAAGGGAATCGTTGATTACATGTTCAAGCTTAATGACATCTTTCATCCTGGCTTGTTCACAGTCGAAGATACTACAATGTCTAAGCCAGTTTTTCAAGCGCTTATGGCAGAAATGCGTAGACGTAATGACTTTTCGGTTAAGTACATTGCTGAAAAACCAGGCAATAGAATGTCAAAACGCGACAGGATTCAAGAAATACTTGCGCAAAGGTTTTCAATCGGTTCGGTACACATTAAGAAAGATATGTATGATCTTCAACGAGAAATTATAACTTTCGGTCCTAGAATGGGTCATGATGATACTATAGATGCATTAGCATATGCATGTAAGTTTGCACATCCACCTAAGGGTGTTAAGCAAAATAAAAAGGGAGAGTACTATAAACATAAACCAAAAGCTAAACATTGGGTAACAGCATGATAAAACTTATTGTATTTGCCACTATGATTAATGGAGAACCACAGATCGTAGAAGGAGCATTATTTAACGAGCATGACTGGGAGTATGTAATTGAGGCACGTAGACGCGGGGGAAAGGGTCAAAAGGGGAGACGACGTGGTGGGAACGGATTAAGATGAGTAATAATAGAGCAACGAATTGGGAGGTTGACCAAACATTTGACCCTACTGAAATTTATAACGAGTTAAAGAGTTCATATGCAAATGTATATAGTAATTTAGATGAGTCTGAGATTGATGATTATTTAGATAGGATAGCTTTTCATGAAAGTAAAGGAGAAGCTGGGGCAGTTCAACAGGTTAATGATAAGTATGGTAAGGACGGCAATGTTATAAGTTATAAGGATGGACCTGGTAGAGGGCTCTTTCAATTTGAAATAGGAGAAGATCAGGGGGCACAAATAGCTAAGCAAAGATTCTACAATTACTATAAGAGCCAAGGGAATGATGCTATGATGAAACTTGCAAAAAGTCTACCAGATGACTTTTCAAAAATATCTCCAGATATGCAAAAAGCACTGTTTATGACAAACATGATGGCTATACCCAATAGAGGCGAGGGACATGTCGCAGCAAACCTATCTGAAGTAAAGAAACATGGAGACCAGGGGCTAGAAGACTTCTGGATTAATTATCATTGGGCTGGATGGAAAACAGATCCAGACTCTATAGTAGATAGGCGAAAGAGCTGGAAGAGAGATAATAAAATTTATAACCAGAGGGCATTAGATTAATGGGACAAAAGAAAGATAAAACAGCAGAGAGGGTAAAGACGTTATTTCACAGATCCAATAGTGGAACCAGAATCGATTGGGAGACTGTAAATCAACAGGGATACGATTTTGCTAACGATAATCAGATGAGTGCTGCAGAAAAGTTAGCATTAGAAGAACAAGGTATGCCTACATTTACAATTAACAGAATAACGCCTGTAGTAGAGATGCTGAACTTCTACGGTACTGCTAACGATCCTAGATGGCAAGCAGTTGGCTCAGAAGGATCTGATGTAGATGTGGCAGCAGTATTTTCTGATATGGCTGATTATATATGGTACAATTCAGATGGTCCTGCTATATATGGCAATACTATAAATGATGCTATTACCAAAGGCTTAGGGTATATGCTTATAACTGTGGATAAGGACGCAGATAATGGTATGGGTGAGGTTATAATAGAACAACCAGATCCATTTGACATATTTGTAGACCCAAAGTCTAGAGATCTATTGTTTAGAGATGCTTCTTATGTTCTTATTAGAAAGGTGCTCCCAAAGAGCCATATTGCAGAGCTCTTTCCCGAATTCAAGAATAAGATAAAGAAAGCGTCATCTAGTGAGAGTCAAGACTTTTCCTATACTCAAAAAGCATTGGGTAAAGATCAGAAAGATTTCACGTATAAGGATATACCTGCATCAGAGGGAATTGATCCAAAAACAGGAGAGCACGAAGAGTTTCTAGAGCTATTCGAATTATGGGAAAAGAAAAGTGTTTCCTATATCAATGTATTCTACCAGGATCAGCCTACTCCAGAGCAATTAAAGCAGATAAAGGAACAAGTCGCAGTACAAATGGAGGAGCTGAAGGCTGAAAAGGATGTTGCATTACAAGAACAGACAATACAATTAGACCAGGCTGTACAATCTGGACAAATGATTCAAGCTAGATATGATCTAGAGATGGAAAAGATGCAGAAGGCTAATGAAGAAGAGTTAATGATGGCAGAACAGCAGATGACTTCCGAACTTGTTGGTCAGATACAGCAAGTTAGAAATCAGGTTGTTACAGAGAGTGAGTATGATATCTTGGTTAAGGATCCAAGTTTTGCTAAAATGGTTATAGAGGTTATTCCCTTTCACAAGCAAAGAATGACTCAGACATGTGTAGTAGGGGATAAGACATTATACGAAAAAGAACTCCCAGATACAATAACACAATATCCATTGGTACCTTTTCATTTTAAGTGGACAGGCACACCTTATCCTACATCAGCGGTGTCACCACTAGTTGGCAAACAAAGAGAACTGAATAAAGCTCATCAAATAATGGTACATAATGCTTCTCTAGGATCCTCTCTTAGATTTATGCATGAAGAAGGTTCTATAGATACTGGTCATTGGGAAAAATATTCAAGTTCGCCAGGAGCATTATTACCTGTGCGGCCAGGAGCAACTCCACCAACTCCAATTTTGCCAGCACCATTAGCTAATGCATTTTTTCAAATTGTAAATGAAGGCAAGGGAGATATGGAATACTTGGCTGGTATATACTCCTCTATGCAAGGTGATGTCTCTGGACAGCATGATACATACAGGGGTATGCTAGCACAAGATGAATATGGTACTCGTCGTGTAAAGCAATGGATGAAGAATGTAATAGAGCCAGCATTAAAGCAAGTAGGTCTAGTGGTAATGGAATATTCCCAGGCTGTATACACAGCCCATAAGGTATTTAGGATAATACAACCTAGTGCGCTACAAGAGCAGAGAGAAGTAGAGATAAATGTTCCTATGTATAATGACCTGGGAGAAGCTATTGGTAAGTATCATGATTATGCGGCAGCTAAATTTGACATAAGGATAGTCGCAGGATCTACATTACCTGTTAATAGATGGGCATATCTTGCTGAGCTAAAAGAGTTGCTGCAATTTGGGGTAGTTGATGATATAGCTGTATTAGCTGAAACAGATATAAGAAACAAAGAACAAATAGCTAAAAGGAAAACATTATATGCACAGTTATCGGGGCAAGTTGAACAGTTATCTGAGGCGATCAAGGATAAGGACGGCACGATTGAAACCCTTGAAAGACAACTTGTACAAGCTGGTATTAAAGGCAAAGTCATGGCAGCCGAAATGGAAATCAGTAAACAGAAGGCTGAAGTAAAGGCTGAGACAAAAGATATTTATAGAGATACTAAAGCAAAGCAAAAAGTTTTACAGGCTAACATGGCTGCAAAAGCAGATACAGAAAATACAAAATTGGGCTTAGGAGTCCAACAGGCGATAAAAAATGCTGAAATAAATGCAAAAAAAGACTTGCAGGGTAATAATAATTCGTCGTAAGTTACAAACTAACATAATAAGGAGAGTATGATGGACAATGAAAATAACACAGGCAACCCTTCGAATGAAGGCTCCAGTGAGAATTTCTTTGCAGCGCTAGAAGAGGATGTAAACAGCGCTATACAAGAAGATACATTTGAAGAAACACCCACTGAGGTAACCCCTCCAAAAAGTGACCCTGAACAGGCAACTCACGAAACGGAAGGCTCCAATACCGCTAAAAGCGATGTGGACTGGGAAAAGCGTTACAAAGATTCATCACGGGAAGCTCAGAAAATGCATAATGAACTTTCTGGATTGAAACCCTTTGTACCCGTTTTAAACGCGATGAAAAACGATAGTGGACTTGTAGATCATGTACGAGGATACTTAGAGAATGGAGGTGCTCCTCCTAAGTCTATTACTGAAAGTCTTGGACTTGACGAAGAGTTTGTTTTTGACCCTGATGATGCTGTAAAGAATCCAGACTCGGATTCTGCTAAAGTATTTGAAAGGAGCGTAGACACTATAGTCAATGATAAGGTTAATAAGTTGCTACACCATCAGCAAGCTCAAAATAATGAAGCTGCTGCTGAAAGGGCAAGACTGACTGAGGAAGCAGAGTTTAAAAAGGCTAATAATATGACAGATGATCAATTCTCATCTATGATGGAGAAGGCTGATAAGCATGTTATGACTTTGGATGACTTACATCTTCTAGTAAATAAGGATCAAGTTGAAAAATGTTCGCAACATTCCTACAAGTGCAAGTGGAGCCAACAGCGCCAAAGGAAGCGACAAATCATTTGAAGATAGTGTATTTGACGCAATCAATGGTTCTGATGATAACATAGATAACCTGTTCGGGTAGCACTCTTTATATAGAGCCCTCTATTCGAACTTCAATGAAAGGAGTTTAGCTTATGGCTGACTTATTTAAACTGGGTGATTTTGAAGAAGCCACCGCCCCAAATAATCCTGGTGCGGGTTCTGGCAATTCAGCCACCCTTCTAACAGGCGCGTTACGTCGGAAATACAATTTCGGTGATCGTGTGTCTGAGCTCAATGTAGCACAGGACCCTTTTTTTCGGTTCCTGAGCAAGGTGAGCAAAAGACCGACTGACGACCCTGTATTCAAATATACCGAGCGCAGGCCTTCATGGCATAAGCGCTATGCATATGTAGAGTTCTTAGGAGCTTCTACAGGACCAAGTTCATTACCTGCAACTATGGATAACTTCGAGAGCAAGGGTGATGTTTGGTATGCAAAGATGGGTTGTGACTATAGTAACCAAGGTAACCTGCAAAATATTTTGGGTCAATCTGTGGCCCATGATTTAGGTGCAACCAATACTAAACCTAACTTTTTCTTAGTTGGGCAAGTAGTTAAGTTCCCTACGGCACCTGCCGCTGGTGGAATGGATTATGTTACCGCAAGAGTGGAAGCTATCGATGAGACTACTGTAGCAGAATATACAGAGTTGAAGCTAGTAACCATCAAAGGATGTCTTTCAGATGACGTTCCCAAAGGAGTTCCAACTTCTGTAGCTACAGGAGCAGGTACAACTACAGAGAGCGAAGAAGCATTGGCACCTTATAAGTGTTACGTAATTGGTTCAGCTTACGAAGAAGGCTCTGGGTATCCCGATACATGGAAAGACCAACCCTGGTCAACCCAGTATGGACAAACTCAGATCTGGAAAACTGCAATGGCAATGACTAATACTGCTCGTGCAACCTCACTTAAGTATAACTCAAATGAGTGGGCACGTGTTTGGAAAGAGCATTTGATTAGTCATAAATGGGATATCGAACAGTCTTTATTGTTTGGATCTAAAGTGTCTAATAGTGATATCAATTACACTCAGGGCGCTGTAGATTATTGCACAAACTATGGCAATATCTTTAGTCTAGACATTAATACTAAGACAGCTGATGATTTCCTAGATGATCTGTCTGGTTATATGGATCCTCGTTATGCATCACAAAGTCCGACAGTTTACTTCTGTCCAACTAGTGTGTATAACTGGCTACATAAACTTGGTGGTTACTTTAAGAATAATCTAGAAGTTTCCTCCCAGTTCCGTGCAGACATTGCAATGACTGGTAAGAAGAAGGTTTTTGGTGTTGATATTAGCACATTTAGTACTCCCTATGGAGATATTAATGTCGCTCGTAACATTCATCTTGATGGAACAGATATCAAGCTCTTAGGAATTGGTATGAAGAACTGTGCATGGAGACCTCTTAATGGTAATGGCGTTAACCGTGATACTTCAGTATACGTTGGTGTTCAAACACTTGAAAACAGCGGTATTGATCGTCGGGTTGACTTAATCTTAACTGAAGGCGGAATGGAATGGTCTATGCCAGAATCCCATGCCGTCTGGAAATAGGAGGTAGATTATGAAACATCCAATGTATGGATCAGAAGGAAGTATATCTGCCGACATCGCTGATGTAGCAGCCGCAACAGCAGCAGCTAATGATTCAGACTTAACTGAAATCTTAGTTGATGTTGCTGACATTAGAACAAAGTTAAATGCAGTTATTGCAGCTTTGGCTAAATTCGGTGCTATTGATGACGGAAGCTAGGAGGTAGATCATGGCGATATCACAAAAGGTTAGCAAACCAGCGCTTTCGCCACAATGGCAAGCAGCTGTTACGAATCTAACAGGAGATGGTGCTGCTGGAGCAGAGGGTATTACTCTCTGCAGCAAAGCTGGCGTACAGGCTGTATCAATACCAGATGGTTCTTATAATGGCCAGATGATAGCTATTATTGCAAATGGTACTGGAACTAAGACTGTAACTCCTGATAGCATTCTCGGAACAGGTGCAACTTTTGAAGTTCTTGCTAAAGCATGCGGTTTATTCGTATGGTATAGTGATGGAACTAACGAAGGATGGGCTTGTGTGATGGGCGCTGCTGCAGCTAGCTAACAATAACCACCGAAACCCCTCTCTGGTGAGAATCTTTTCTCTCCCCAAGAGGGGGGTGGAGGTAATAGGAGATAAATGTCAAGTTTTGAAACTCAAATAGAAGCTATAACTGGACTAGATATAGACAGTGTATCAAAGCCTTCGCAGGATGACTTAACTATATTCCTTAATCATAGTATACTGGACATAGTTAATAAGTTAAAGCTAATAAATCCTGGTGGATACGCGCAAATGGCAACAAAAACAGCCGTTGGCAGTGGATCCTCTGCTATAATTGATGGAGATATTATGGCAGTATATGGTACTGAAGTCCAATTAGGTGTAGGAGTGTCGAGTATCACTTTGGACAGCGGGGGTTCAGGGTATGCAACAGCCCCAACTATTACTTTATCTGGGGGCGGGGGAAGTGGCGCTACAGCTACATGTACAATATCTGGTGGCGCAGTAGACGCTATTACAGTTACGGCAACAGGGTCAGGTTATACATCTATCCCAACGGTAACATTTTCCACAGGGAGTGCTAGCGCTACAGCAATTTTAGAAGCAGTAAAGAGCTATAGGAATCCAGCAACTGAAATAGACTTTGAATTAGGATCTATAGCCCTTAACCCAGACAGTATACATTATCAAAGTAAGTTTAACCCTGTATATTTTAGACAGGGTAGAAGTGTATTCATCATACCAGATGGAGGAGAGGTATTACATATAGACCTCCCGATTACTTCATATGATGCCGAAGAGGTTATATCATTGCCAAAGCAATTTCAAAGGAGTATAGTTCTTGGTGCGGCAATAAGATCTTTAGAGAGAAATATTATAGACTCTACAGAGTCAAGTAAGCCGTCTTATAGTTTTGACTCTATTTTCCTAACAGATACAGCAGAGTCATTTGTAGCAACTTTACCTGACATATTAGAATACCCAGAGTTTACATGGGTTGATACTCTATTAATAGAAAAGCATACTGGAGAAATACTGTCTAGAACAAATATAGATACTGAGTTCAATAAGATTATATTTACTCCACCAGTCCTTGAAATAGTTACAATGCCATCACTTCCTACTCTAGACTTAGGATCACCACCTGTTCCTCCTGATGATGTAGATATATCTATAAATTTTAACCAGTCTCCCCCAACATATAAAATGCCAGTTCAGGTGGTAGAAGATTTTCCATCTATTACATCATTCTCGCTCAATGCAAGCACAGTTTTCCCTGCAGCAATGCATTCGCCTTCATTTATTTCCCCAACTGCTGAGTCAACAACTATAGGGTCTTTACCTGCTCCTCCGGTGTATAACCCTCCTAAATTACTGGGAGTGGTAGAACAATTAATGGAGGATACAATAGAGGCAAGTCCTACAGCAGAACTGGGAGATGCTCAGAGTATAGGCCAGTTACTGGGAGCTGCTTGGGACTATATACAGAATGAAGAAGATCCAGAGCAATTTGGCTCTGTTAACCAGTTTATAGGCACTGTTGTCAACCTGTATGGATCTGCAATGCAAAGCTCTATGAATGAATTACAAACAAAGAGTGCAGAATATCAGCAAGAAGTTACCAAGGTGATGACACAGGCGCAAAACGATCAAGCCAAAGCTAATAAGCAGAATGATTTAGATTGGGGTAGAGAAGTAGCTCAATACCAGCAAGAACTTGCACATCATCAGTCTGAAATAGCTAGATTTAATGCTGATGTCCAACAGCAAATACAGGTATGGACTCTGAAGAATCTAACGTATGAAGTTGAGAAATGGAATAAGCAACAGTTGGTTAACTTTACTCAGTTTACCAACGATATGACTAATGAACAGAATCGTTATAACTCTGCTGCAGCCGGATATACTGCTGACTATCAATTGGCCGTTAAAAAGGCAGAACTTGAGAATGTAGACCAATCTACCAAGTATGCAAAGTATGATAAAGATATGGCACTATATGTACAAAGTGTTAATAACAGAATACAAGAGTATCAACAGAATACCATTGCTGCTACACTTGAAGTGTATAAGCATAATAGAGCACAAGCACTCTCAGAGTACACAGCTATTGGTGGGCAAAATATGAATGAATTTAACCAGGCTGTACAAAGAACAAATATTGAGATACAGATAGCACAAGCTGATGCAAGCGCTGCACAAACAGCACTACAGTCCATTATGTCCTCGTCTACTGAGCTTGCTAAAAACAATGAGGCTCAAAGATTGCAAGCCGATATAGCTACATTTACCAATCAATTAAATAACTTTAGCGCTCATCTATCTAGATATGGTGCAGAGGTAGGTAACCAAAATACAGAGCTTACAGCCAATATAAATAAAGTAAATTTAAGGATGACAGATGCTATGAACACATTTAATACTAAGCTGCAGACATATCAATTGGAGTTGCAGTATAAAGAAAAGATCCTAGCTGGATTGAGGATGGACTATGCTCAATCTCTAGGGTTACAACCAAAACAAGGAGAGTAAAAATGGGTACAAAAACGCAAAAGATAGAAAACAAAACAGATGACCTATCAATAGAAAATGGAACTATTGATAGTTCTAGTGATAAAAATGATGATGTAATAGAGGCTTTAAAGGTTCAGTATAGAGAATATACTAAACAGGCAGAGGATGCTAAAACAATGGCATTGAAAGCCTTGGGGGCCCTGGAAGTATTAACGAGTATAAAAGAGCAAGGAGGCAAGGATGGCTAGTAACATAAAATATGCTGTATCGGCAACACCTATATATACAATGAGTGATGCTGAGGCAGCTTCAGATGTAGATGTGATAGCTGCAGATATAGCAAAAACAGTTGGTGGAAGTGGATCTTCTACGTGTGGATATGGAAATATAATAGGATTTGCAAATGATGCGACAGGCACACCCTCCTATACAGATATATCAAGCGCTACTGATTATGATGTGGGGTCAACAGCAGTATCTCTTGGAACATTTACAAGCTCAAAGTTTGTATATATTAAGCATAGCGGGTTCCTATTTGACACGAGTAGCACTTTAGGGCTAGCAACAACTGCAAAGCTCAAAATATGTATGGCTGCCACCATTGCTGATGCTACAACCATTGCAGTGCTTAATGCTGGTGATGCTATAGTATTGCCATACAATGAGGCAGTTACTCCCTCTTTATTTGCTGCAGGTGATGGAGTCGCAATAGCTGTAGAATTCTTTTCTGTACAGGCATCTTAGTGAAAGTTAAGGAAGTTATGGAGTTAGCTGGCGTTACTAAAACCGGTTTAGCTTTAGCCCTTATAAAGGACGCTCTTACAGAGATCGAGTTACTGTCAAAAGAAAATGTTACACAATATACTACTGATCTTACTGCTGAGCAGGCTAATTATAACCTTCCAGCCAATCTTGTAGATGTAACTTCTGTAAAGGTGTTAGATAAAACTTCTAATTATTTCTGTCCTTTGACCAGGGTTATAATAGAAAACTATAAGGAGAAATAATGGGTAGCCATTCTGATAATAGGAGCGTATCTGAAAGATATCAGTATTTTATACGAGGTAGGCAACTTGTAATTATAGAGCAGAGGGATAAAACTGGAACGGCTTTAAATGCGGGTGGATCTGTACCTATTAATGACCTTGCTACAACTGGTGATGATACTCCTCCATATCAAGCTCCATCCGAAACGATAACAAATGGTTTAATGCTTGAATATACATCTATACCAGATACTTCTAGTATGACTGATGAATCAGATGATGTACCATTAAATGATGTTTTAGCCCTTGCAGTGGTCGACTATATGAAAGCTGCAGTCACTGAGGATCCTGGGATTAGAGAATACTATATGAATAAGTTTAATAAAAGAGTCGTTCGATATGTTGAAGGTAGGACTGGTGGATTAAGAAGGGTTCTTGGCAACGCTATGATGAGGTAATATATGAGTGTATGGACAGATAGAAATGGGTCATCAACGACGCCATGGAGTGTTGACGATGATGGTAATGTAACGCAGGCGTGGAGTCTCGATGGGGCTGAATCCATAGGGGTTTCCTCTGCTGCTGGTAATACTATTGGCACGTATGATAGTGCTGCGGCTGCCGCAACAAGCCTACTAGGGTCTAGATATCATCTTTTTGACAATAATGAATTCTTTTTTGGTACAGATAAGGATGTTAGACTGTCCTTTGAAACAGATGGATCTGGAATGTTGATTAAAGTATTTCCCGCACAAAGTTCAAGTGCTACACTTATGACACTCAGGAATGGAGATGTGGATATGGTTAAATACAAGGGAGATAAGTCTGTACAGTTTATAGAGGCAAGCTCACTTCCAGCAAACCCTATTGAGGGCTCTATTATATATTCTGATAATGATTTCTATATAGCTCAAGAATTATTTATATAGCATGGCAATAAGAGACACATTAACCGAAGCTAAGCTAAAGGTAGAAGAGCATAAAACAACTAGTGGTGGGTCAGGCCTTAATGGCTTTGAGACTCAAGCAGATGTAGACAGCTTCTTAAGTACTTATTCTCGTGCATCTATTGCCCAATGTAGAGCTGACTGTAATACAGCTTATAGTGGGAGCCCTAGAATTCAGAGCTTCACACCTGGTAGTATGACTGATACCGAGAAAGCGGATACTGGAGCAGACCAAATAAATAGCGATCTATTTACAGCATATAGCAATAATGCTTCATATGTGGTACATGAAGGTAAAAACGGCAATACTATTTTTGAGGAGGGCACATTATATTGGATGCCATGCACAGGGGCTAATACTTCTGATTTTCTTGACTTTAAGAAACTACTAGAAAGGCATATGGCATATTCATATATTGCGGTAGCAAGTAATTCAACATCTACAGAGATATCAGACTCCCTAGATGACTATGACACATTTAAAGGAACTTTATAAAAGGGGTATATTATGGCAGCAGGATGGAGAAAAATACTAACTGAAAGTAATACAGCAACACTAACCAATAAGACAATAGATGCTGATGGTAGCGGAATGGATATATCTAATATAGATGTATCCAATATGAAAGGATCGGCTATCGTGCTTGAAAGCGAGACTATTGCAAGTAATGATAATGATACTACGCTGGCAACATCAGCAGCAATAATAGATTATGTTACTACTCAAACATCAACAGATATAGATGTAGCATCAGATAGCGGGACTATTGATGTCATCCTAAATAGTGAGACTTTAAGTATAGTTGGTACAGCTAATCAGGTTGAGACCAGTGCTACTGGTACCACTGTTACATTAGGTCTACCTAGTAATGTAACAATAGGAAATGATCTTACTGTTACTGGAAACCTTGATGTCAATGGAACTACCACTACAATAAATACCACTAACTTGGAAGTATCTGACACTGTTATGATCCTACATACTGGTGACACTGGTGCATATGCTGGATCTAAGGCAGATTGCGGAATTACATTTGCTGGTACCAATACAGGAACGCCTACACAGTCTGAAGTAGGAAAGTTGGTTTGGGATTACACTGGGGGAAATATATACGGTGCTTCAGATACCGCAATTGGTACTTTCGTATTGGGTATGACAGCTGGTATTGCTACGTTTTCAGACATAAACAATACTAACATAGCTAGCCAAATGCCAGCACTGAGCTGTGGTGGTACTATACTAAGTGCTTCATCTGGTACGGCATACATAGCAACTGCCACACCGATAGCTGCACAGGATGGCCTGTTAGCATGGAATGGTACTGATCTTTATATTTATGATAGTGATTAAAACAGGGGGAAAAAATGAGTCAATATGTTGGAGCTCAAAACATAACTAGATTGGAGTCTGAATGGGGGATTAGAGATACAGAATTTCTACTCAGACTTATAATGACATCAAAAATAGATGGATCTGACCTTGAGGTAGCATCAGATGTTGTTAAAAAGATAAAAGCATTACATGCAAAAATAGTTGGTCAAAAGGTGACTATATAATGGCTGGTTGGAAGAAAATATTATCACAACCTACCTCTGCTGATATAACGGTTCCAGATGATTCAGGTTCAGTAGCTCTTACAGGAACTGCAACAACACAGGCATTTACATCTATAAGTACAACGGGCACTAGTTATTTTGGTAATGGTTTTAGTAGTGTAAACTATCTTGAGGGTACTAGTATAGTTAAGCTTCAGTATAATGGAGCCAGCAGTACAGTTGAATTTGCCTATAATGATGGAATGGATGCTACGAGTGATGGATTAATTAAGTTAGCAGGCCCTGTTGCAACAGGTGGTGAAACAGGTAACGAACTGATTAGGCTCCCTATTGCCAGTGGAACAGTAGCTCTAACTTCAGATATTACAGGCACAAATAGTGGTACTAATACGGGGGATGTATGTACAACTAATCATACAGCTGCAGGATATATAACCTCAGTAGCGGATGATACAAGCCCACAACTTGGAGGTACATTGAACCCAAATGGAAATAGTATTGCAGGTACCTCATCATTTGAGATTGGCTTGTCTACAGAAAGTGCCAGCAATAAAACCCTTACTATACGATCGCAAAATACAGGGTCAGGCGCTGGTATATTATGGTTGAATGTGGATGAGATGGCGACATCTAGCGTATTTAAAGATGAGGATACCATGCTATCCAACAGTGATACTGCTATGGCTTCACAGCAATCTATTAAAGCCTATGTAGATGACAAGACAAAATATCATTACCATTTTATAAAAGTAGGCTTTAACTACAGCTATATAGGTGGGACAAGAGTATTCCTCCCAACCCCTGGAGCAGAGTCTACAAGAGAGCTTTCTTCAGCTTCTGGTGGCCCAGAAACTTTTACATGGATATGCCCTTACGATGGCACATTAGAAAGGGTACAAGCAAGGTCAGAAGAAGTATGTGGTAGTAGCATTATTGGTTTTTGGCATACAGCTAATCAAGTAGAAATTGCTGGACCACTGCCGACAAGCGAGGTTACTGTAAATATGTCGGCTATTGACACCACTTATGAGTTTGACTTTACAGGGGAGACTAATACATTCTCTAAGGGCGATATTATTATGTTTTCTTTTGACCCAGCTAATGATGCAAATGATGTTCACTTTATGATAACGCTTAAACTGGATGTTACTACATGATACAAAGTATAGAAGAGATAGCAACTTGGACATCTGCGCCATCTTACAGTAGTAACAATGCAACCTTAAGAGCTACAACTACAGTAACAGCTAGTAAGGCTTATACAACAACAGAACAAACCATGTCTGTCAGCCTGAATAAAGGTGATTTAATCATACCAGGCTTTCAATATATGCTAGGTACTTCTGCTAAGTGGTATGGAACATTAACAATAGTAATTAAAGAAGCATAATGATAAAAGGAGTTATGAAATGACAGTGACAGTAATTAGACACAGAAATCCAAATGAGGATGCCGATAGCGTCTCTAATTCTTACGCTAAAGCTGTGAAAGATGCTATAGCCAGTGCGACAACTGGCAATATACAAATCTCTTCAGCATGGGATGCAGCTAGTGGGTCAATCATTACCACTATATTAGATTTTACGTAGTGATGGTCGATACACTGAGGACATCAGCGGCAGGAATAGGAGGCTTTTGGCTTTCTATGTGGGGGTGGCTACCAGAGACAGTAAGTTTATCTGTAGGTATAGCTACTTTCATTTATCTTATTATAAAGATAAGCAAGGAACTGAAAACAACGTAGGGAGAAACTATGGCTAAGAACAAGGTGAGAAGAGCTATCATAACACCTGATAAGCACTTCCCTTATGAAGATAAGCCAGCAATACAAGCTTTAATAAAAGCTATAAAGCTTGTAAAACCAGACATTTATGTAGATCTGGGTGATGTTGGGGAATGGGAATCAGTATCAATGTGGAAGTGGAAAAGAAGGAAACAGCCACCGCTAGAAGTAATGATACCTGATATAGAAAAGGATATCGAAGACGTTAACAGAGGAATGGATCTAATAGATCGTGCCTTAGATAAGGTTAATTGTAAAGAGAGACACTTTACAGAAGGTAACCATGATAATTGGCTTAACAGGTTTGTAGAACGATATCCTTATTTGCCACAATTTAGAGCTAGAAAGGCTCTAAGATTAGATGAAAGAGGCTATAAATACCATCCTTTTGGTAAGTTTTTAAAGATAGGTAAATTGTTTTTTTACCACGGACATCAATATGGAGGTCAATATCATGCAGCAAATCACCTGCGAAAACTTGGGTGTAACGTTATGTATGGTCACTGGCACGATTTACAACAAATGTCTGCTACCCATATGGATGGACCTAAGTCAGCTTGGAGTATAGGATGCCTAAAGGATATGAGTATGGAATCAAATCTTTGGCTAGATGGTAGGCGTATTAATTGGGCTCATGCCTTTGCTATTGTAGACTTTTATGGTAAAGGGTTGTTTACAGTTAATGTAGTACAAATAATAGATGGTAAATGCTCCATCAGGGGGCAACTTATAGATGGGAATAAATAATGGATGTACTTGGTATAGTAGAAACATTGGGAGTACCGATAGCAGTCTCTATAGGACTGGGATACGCTCTGATGTATCTAATAAAGTTTATAACCAAGGATGTTACATCTGATATAAAAGGTCTATATGAGATCATAGTGAAGTTAATAGATAGCAATAGACAGGCAAAAGACGAAGTAAAGAAAACGATGACTGCAGTACAGGTCATCAAGGACATAGTTATTAAACTGTTTAAAGGGGAAAGAAAGTGAATATATACGATAATATCAAAAGACTAGAGCAGAAAGTATCTGAGCTAGAAACACTAATAAAGGAGAAACATAATGCCAGCGATAATAGCATTCATAACAAAGACATTTCTAACGGAAGTAATGTTAAAGAGGTTAGTGATAGTACTAGGGGATTATCTGGTAGCAAGCTCGACAAACAAGTTGGACGACAAGCTATGGAATCAAGTAAAAAAGACTCTAGACAAGTAAGTGGCAAAGCAAAACTTACAACTAAATAAGTTTAGCGGAGGAATAAATACTGTAGACTCTAATAGGGCGCTTGCAGATGATCAAACACCCTTTGCTAAAAACTGTGATGTTTCAAAAGAAGGAAGGATAGGAGTCCTTGGAAATGCATTAACTTCTTATGGTAATGTTAATGACTCTACTGCTGTAGGAGATCCTGGATATGGACTATTTGTTTTTAGTCATGATTATGATATGCTGGAAAATGGTGATAGTAATTCCGGTGCACTAAAGACGCCAGCAAATGTAAGCACAACATATATATGTAAGGCAACTAGTACAGGTATTTCTGTATATGATAAGGTCAATGGTTTCTGGTATAATGACCTTATAACCTTTGATGATACTGCAAATGCAAATGATCCATTGCCTATATTTTACATGGCTGATGGTGCGCTAAGGGTATGTGATGCTAACAGTCCTGATGATGCAGTAAAATGGCTAGGACATATAAAGAGATCTCTATTTGAAACCGGTTTACAGTATAATGGATGGTTTACACAGGATGCGCAACTTAACTCCGATACAATAGCCAACACAAATTCAGTTGGAGATGGATTCCCACTACATGTCACTATCAGGCATAGCGCTACTGATAATACCTTTACTTCTGGAGATAGTGCAAATGTTAATGTTTTTACTACATGGGTAGAGGATACTTCAACTACACCTATAGCTACATGGAGTGCTGGTGGTGACTATCAGCTATGGGCCAGTGGGCTATATGATACGTCAAGACAAGAGGGTCCATTAGTAGACATAGGATCAATGGGGGCCCCACCTGGATCATCTGGTGCCTCTTCTCTTAAGCTTGGTATAGATATTGATATAACGGCTACGCCATCAGATGTCTTAAATCCTAGGATGATTGGCCTTCGGATATACTATTCTAATAATAGAGACGCAGTAGAAACAGCATACCAACTGGTTGAGGTTGATTTTGTTAAAGGAGTAAAGAAGACAGGTGGTACTGGGTATACAGCTTTTGGTGCTACTGGGGATGTATATTCAGTGCCAAGTACCATGACTGCAACCGCCAGCAATGTTATTGAATTTATAGACCCACCATTTGCTGCAACGTATGATGCTAAGAATGGACATTATTCT